TCTCTACTAAAAAACAGGAAATCGTTCATTACGATTTTGCCTACTCCCTTCTCAGGGACGATGGTGTAAAAACGAAGATAATCAAAAAGTATCTTCCGTTCATAAATCAGCAGGTCAATCGTTATCTTCAACTGATGGATTTTTATATTAACTTCCATCTAAACGAAGAGTTCAACGAAACTGTAAAATCACCCATTCACGAAGACTTCTCTTACAGTTCGTTTAGTGAAGGTGAAAAAATGAGAATCGATCTAGCATTACTTTTTACTTGGAGGGAAGTCGCTAGACTCAAAAACTCAGTCAACACCAACCTGCTGATTATGGATGAGGTATTTGATTCTTCACTGGATGGGTTCGGAACCGATGAGTTCCTCAAAATTATCCGATATGTGATTAAGGATGCTAATATCTTTGTCATCTCTCACAAGACGGACCTACAAGACAAATTTGAAAGTGTCACAAGGTTCGAAAAAGTCAAAGGTTTTTCCCGTATGGTATCTTAACTAAGGAGGAAAAATGGTCACCCCAAACTGGCAGCATCACTCCAAGAAGGAGCAGAAACGGTCTCTCAAACCTCAGGCAATGAGAGCACGCAGAGAAGCGTTGAGACAGTTTAAGAAGCGTCACATGAACCGCCCTGATAAGGCGGTTTCGTCGTATTATGAGTCTATACGAACGAATGACTATGACCGTCCGCCACGAAATCAAGTCTCAACTCGCTAAGCTCCTTGCCACCGAAGACCTTGTGGTGGAGCACAAGAAGGTTGAGACTGCCTGCTTCAATGTCCATACTCGTGTGCTGACCCTGCCGATGTGGGAGAAGGCAAGCAGCACCGTCTATGACCTTCTGGTGGGTCATGAGGTTGGTCATGCTCTCTACACTCCCGATGAGAACTGGTTGGAAACTTGTAAGGTTCCTCCTCAGTTTGTGAATGTGGTGGAAGACGTTCGCATTGAGAAACTGATGAAGCGTCGTTATGCTGGTCTTTCCAAGACTTTCTATCGTGGATATGGAGAACTTGCCGAAGAAGACTTTTTCCAGATTGAAGGTGAAGATCTTGAGACTTATAACCTTGCAGATAAAGTCAATCTCTACTATAAACTTGGTAACTTTGCAAATGTACCTTTTGAGGATGATGAGCAAGAGATTGTCTCTATGATTGGAGAGACTGAGACTTTTGCTGATGTTTTGATTGCTGCTGAGAAACTCTACAAGTTCTGTAAGAAAAAGCAGGAAGAAGAAATGAAAACTCCTATGGATTCCTTGGAGTCTCAGCAAACTGGTGGTAATCAATCTGCCTCTGATTTTGCTGACCAACCTGAGGGTGAGAATGATGGTGAGACTGAAGAATCTTCTGGTGGTTCTCCGATGCAGGATGATGCTGACCTAGACACTCCTAGTTATCAGGGTGGTGACGTTAATGAGGAACCTGAAGTTAAGACCATGGAGTCTCTTGAGGAAGCACTCAAGCAACTTGTTGAAAACAATGGTATTGAGAATGTCTATCTTGAGTTGCCTAAACTTGACCTGAATAAAATTATTGTTCCCAACTCTGAAATCCACGATAAGTGTAAGGAATACTGGGGATCTTGGATCGAAGAGCAAGAATACTCTTACGAAGATGTCTTTGGTGAAGTTGATAAGAAGTTTGTAGAGTTTAAACGTTCTGCTCAGAAAGAAGTCAACTATCTGGTGAAAGAGTTTGAGTGCCGTAAGGCAGCAGACTCCTATGCTCGTGCTACTACTGCCCGAACTGGTGTTCTGGACTGTTCCAAACTTCACACCTACAAGTACAACGAAGACCTTTTCAAGAAGGTTACCACTCTTGCTGATGGTAAGAGTCACGGACTGGTGTTTATTCTTGACTGGTCTGGTTCTATGGGTGATGTGATGCTGGATACTGTCAAGCAACTCTTCAACCTTGTATGGTTCTGCAAAAAGGTTTCTATTCCTTTTGAGGTTTATGCCTTCACCAGCGATTATCCACTGGTTTCTTACAGTGAAGATGGTAAGGCAGCCATTCGTGAACTTGCTTATACTAAGAAAGATGGTCTGGTTCAGGTTGGTGAGTGGTTCTCTCTGATGAATATGCTCACCAGTAAGACCAATGGTAAAACTCTGGAAGAACAGATGAAGAATTTGTTCCGTCTTGCTAAGGCTTTCCGTTGGAACTCTTTTGTTCGCTATCAAATTCCTTATGGTATGAGTCTTTCTGGAACTCCTCTGAATGAGACTTTGATTGCTCTACATCAGATTCTTCCTAAGTTCCAGAAGGAGAATAAACTGCAGAAAGTTCAGTGTGTTGTTCTGACTGATGGTGAGGCAGCAATGTGTAAGTATCACCGTGAAGTTCATCGTCGTTTTGATGATGAACCTTATATCGGTACTTCTAACATCTACCCTAACTCCTATCTTCGTGACCGTAAGACTGGTATGACTTATTCACTCGATTGCGAGTGGTATGAGTTTACTGATGTTCTTCTCCGTAACCTCCGCGACAAGTTCAAAGATATCAACTTCATTGGTATTCGTGTTCTTGAGTCTCGTGATGCTGGATCCTTTATCCGCCGTTACTGTGGATACTTTGGTCCTGAGAACGAAAAGACTATGAGTACTTGGAAGAAAGAACGTGCTTTCAGCATTAAGTCTTCTGGTTATAATACTTACTTTGGTATTTCTGCCACTGCCCTTGCACAGGATACTGAATTTGAAGTGAAGGAAGATGCGACTAAAACACAAATCAAGTCTGCCTTTGTCAAGAGTCTCAAATCCAAAAAGATGAATAAAAAAATTCTTGGAGAGTTTGTGGAACTTGTTGCCTGATAAATATTTTTATAGAATAGGTATCAAAAATGACTAGATTCGGAAATTTGGTTGGAGGTAAGAAAGCAGCACCAGCGCCTGCTCCAGTTGTAGAACCAACACCAGCACCACTGGTAGAAGATGTTGTAGTTTCTCCCGAAGAGGAAGTTCTTACTGAAGCAAGTCCTCTGGAACAAATGTCTAAAAAACAACTTGAAAATTATGGTAGAGAGCATGGTATTGAGTTGGATAGAAGACATAGCAGAACTAAATTGGTTGAAGAATTGAAAGATCACCTGTCCAATTCTTAAACTGGCACATTGGGGGGTCTTCGGACCCCTTTTTTCTTGTATAATAACTTCAGTTGAAAAACACAAACGACATCATGACCATCTCCGCCGACTACATCCGCACTTCGCTCCAAGCAGTGTACGGCGAGTCTGTGACTGCCGCCGACATTCGTGCTTGGTGTGCTATGAATGGTTCTAACTACCAGACTGTTACCAAGAAAATCGATCAGTTCAAGACTGGTCGTGGTAAGTGGAATCTGACTATTCAAGAGGCACGAGAGCAACTGGAACAAACTGTAAAAGCACCTGCTGCACTTCCTGCTGTTGAGCAAAACCTTATTCCTGAGAAAGATGACACCTTCGTCAAGTTTGGTAACTTTGGCGATATTCGCAAAATTGTTGAGTCCCGTCTTTTCTATCCTACTTTCATCACTGGACTTTCTGGCAACGGCAAAACGTTCGGTGTGGAGCAAGCTTGTGCTCAACTGAAGCGTGAACTGATTCGTGTAAATATTACGATTGAGACTGATGAAGATGACCTTATCGGTGGTTTTAGGCTTGTTGATGGGAATACTGCATGGCACAATGGTCCCGTCATTGAAGCACTAGAACGGGGAGCAGTCCTTCTCCTTGATGAGATCGACCTGGCTTCTAATAAGATCCTCTGCCTTCAGTCCATTCTAGAAGGCAAGGGTGTCTTCCTCAAGAAGATTGGTAAGTGGATCAAACCTGCTGCTGGTTTCAACGTCATTGCCACTGCAAATACCAAAGGTAAAGGTTCTGATGATGGTCGCTTCATCGGCACTAACGTTCTGAATGAGGCGTTCCTTGAGCGTTTCCCTGTGACTTTTGAGCAGGAGTATCCGACTCCTAAGACTGAGCAAAAGATCCTTGAGGGTGTTGCTGCTGGTCTTGGTGTTAGTGATGCTGACTTCTGTAAGCGTCTGACTGACTGGGCAGACATCATCCGTAAGACCTTCTACGATGGTGGCATTGAAGAGATTATCAGCACCCGCCGCCTGGTCCACATTATCCGTGCCTATAGCATCTTTGGTGACAAGGCAAAAGCAATCCAAGTGTGTGTCAACCGTTTTGACGACGAAACCAAGCAAGCATTCCTTGAACTCTATGACAAGGTGGATGTTGACTTCCAACTTCCTACTGAAGAAGTTGCACCCGAAGCACCTTTCTGATATAATTGGGGCAGGTAAAAAAAGTGCCTTTTCTTATTATGGACGAATATCCCTATTCCATCAATGATGGTATGACCCCGTGGGGTCACAGTGACTACGAATTCTTGATTCAAAACAAAATGAGCGAAGAAATTATTAAACAATCACCTAGTACTCCCTGGAAGTACAATGAAGAAGAAATTGTGAAAGAACTTCTTGAGTACATCCGTGGAACTTACAGCCAGCACTATTCTGCTGGTGATCAGAAAATCCAGACTTTGGATCTGATCGAAGCATGTGGCGATGGGGAGGCATTCTGTCGCAGTAATATTCTCAAATATGCTTCCCGTTATGACAAGAAAGGAAGTGCCCGCCGTGATATTATGAAGATTCTTCACTATGCAGTCCTCCTCATGAATTTTAACGACAAAAACGCCGTCCGCGAAACCTACAACCAATGAAGATTCAAGAAAAGACCATGAAACTTTCTGACAACACTCTGACTATCCTCAAGAATTTCGCGGGCATCAACAACTCTATTCTTGTGAAGGAAGGCACCAAACTCCGCACCATTTCTGTTGCCAAGAATATTCTGGCAGAAGCAGACATCACTGAAGAGTTTCCCCGAGACTTTGCCATCTATGACCTCAACCAGTTTCTGAATGGTCTGAGTCTCCACAGTGACCCTGACCTTGATTTTAAAGAAGATTCTTATCTGAGTATCAAAGAAGGTAAGCGTCGTGTGAAGTATTTCTTCGCTGACCCCAATGTCATCATCGCTCCTCCTGAGAAGGAAATTAATCTGCCTTCTCAAGATGTTTGCTTCCAACTGGATAGTGCCTCTTTGGAGAAACTGGTGAAGGCAGCAGCAGTGTATCAACTGCCCGATTTATCTGCCGTTGGTGAAGCAGGTGTCATCAAACTGGTGGTCCGTGATAAGAAGAATGATACTTCTAACGAGTATGCCATCGTTGTTGGTGAGACTGACCAAGAGTTTACTTTCAACTTCAAGGTAGAAAACATCAAGATTATTCCTGGTGCCTATGATGTTGTGGTTTCCTCTAAACTGCTTTCTCAGTTTACCAACACCAAATACAACCTTACTTACTATATCGCACTGGAACCTGATTCCACCTTCGGTTGATGAGACACATTCTCTTTACCCTCAAGGGTTGTCCATTTGGACTTTTAGATGATGAGGCACACATTCGCAATGTTCTTGTGAATGCTGCCACTCTTTCAGAAAGCACTCTCCTTGGGGTCCAGTCCCACAAGTTTGATCCTCAAGGAGTCACTGCTGTTGCTCTGCTTGCTGAGTCCCACATCAGTATTCACACTTGGCCAGAGAATGGTATGGCAGTCTGTGATGTATTTACATGCGGAAACCACACTAATCCTAGGTCTGGTGCGACCTACATGTATGAGGCACTTGGTGCCACTGACCTTGTTTCTAATGAATTTGTGAGACCTTTAGAATGACTGACTGGAAAAAAGTTTATAGTGAATTGCCACCAGAAGAACTAGACAAGATTGCTATTCTTCGTGTGATGGAATGTACTAATGGTGTTATTCAACACTCTTTTAGGGACAATGAGGAATATGCATTGTCTGTTGAAGAAACCAGGAAAGCAATGAAGTTTTCCATGGGTTGTATGAAACGAATGGAAATTCCTCTGAAAGAAGAGACCATTACTTTCGCACCAGAAACTGAGGAACTTATGCGTCAAGCACGAGACCTTTATGTGAGTGGTGTCAAGATGGGTAATGATGAAGACTTTGAAGAGTTTATGAAGGTTTCTGCCGCTACTGCCCAAGCATGTGGTATTGATCGAATTATTGCTGGCGCAAGAATTCTCAAAGAAAATGTTGACGATATCCCCCCTGAGACGCTATCATGGGGTGTAGCATATCTCATGCAGTTTTTTCGATGAACATCTTTGTCACAGATCCATATCCTGCTGAAAGCGCCATCTGTCTCCCTGATAAACACATTGTCAAGATGCCGCTTGAGTGCTGCCAAATGCTTAGCATTGTTGCTTCTCCCTGGTATCACGATTATGGAATTCTTCCCAAGCAAGACGGCACTGCCTACAAGACAGAAAAAGGAGCATTCCGAAATCACCCATGTACGAAATGGGCGGCGGAGACGGTGGATAATGCCTACTGGCTCATCAAGTGGGGACTAAACTTGTGTCAAGAGTACAGTTTGCGCTATAATAAAACACATTCCTGTGAAGGGACACTTACTCATGCATACTATCTTTTTCCTAAGGGTAGATTGGATGAAGTAACTCCTTTTGCACGAGCAATGCCTGAGGAATACAAGTTTGATACTAGTATTTCCACCTTTGACGCATACAAGATGTATATCGCATCCAAACCTTGGGTGAAAGACAACTATCTTCGTATGCCCCAACGCAAACCAGAATGGGTGTAAATAATGGAAATTGGTAGTCATCCAGTTTGTAATTTATGTGGAGGTAAGGGGTGTGAAAAGTGCCATAGTGGATGGGAATGCATCGGACAAGGTTGTAACAAATGTGCTATGGGTTGGCAACTAGGTAAAAACTTTAAAAAACAAAGTTCTAATAATGAAACTAATTGATAAGAAGGACTCTCGGTATTTTACCGAAACGTCCAAAGAACCATACATCCGCCACCGTTATAAGTTGGTGGATGCTCATGGTGATTTTGTAATTTTTGACAACTGGGAAGAAACCCAGATGGTGTGGTGGAATACTCCATCGCAGTTTTTGTCCCACATTGAGGTTCTTGATAATGAGTGATTTTATTTGGGTGGAGAAATACCGCCCTAAAACAATTGAAGATTGTATTCTCCCAGAAGCAACTAAAAAAACTTTTCAGGAGTTTCTAAATAAGGGAGAAATTCCTAACATGTTGCTTGCTGGTCCTCCTGGTATCGGTAAAACAACTGTTGCCAAAGCACTGTGTAATGAACTGGGAGTAGATGTTTATGTCATCAATGGATCCGACGAGGGTAGATTCCTTGATACTGTCAGAAACAATGCGAAAAACTTCGCTTCGACCGTATCACTTACGTCAGATGCTAAACACAAAGTCATCATCATTGATGAGGCAGATAACACGTCCAACGACGTACAACTCCTCCTACGGGCGTTTATTGAGGAGTTTGCTGGTAACTGCCGATTCATCTTTACCTGCAACTACAAAAATAAAATCCTTGAACCCCTCCACAGTCGATGTGCCGTCGTTGACTTCTCCATCAAAGGAAAAGAGCGTCAGGAGATTGCCGCGCAATTCTTCAAACGTCTCCAAGAAATCCTGGGTGCAGAAGGTGTTGAATATGATAACAAGGTCCTGGTAGAACTTGTTAATAAGCACTTTCCCGATTGGCGTCGTGTCTTGAATGAATGTCAGCGTTACTCTGTCAGTGGGAAGATTGACTCTGGTATTCTTGCTACGTTCTCTGATGTTGCCGTAAATGAACTCGTCAAAAATCTCAAGGAAAAGAACTTCCCCGAAGTTCGGAAGTGGGTGGTATCTAACATGGATAATGATACTACTGTACTTATGCGGCGTATTTACGATGCTTGTTATAGCGCCCTTGAAAACAATAGCGTTCCTGCTGCTGTGCTTGTGCTTGCTAAGTATCAGTATCAGTCGGCATTCGTAGCAGACCAGGAAATCAATATGCTTGCTTGTCTAACTGAAATTATGGTGGAGTGTAACTTCAAATGAAAAACAAACAACATCAAGTAAAGTCCAGAATGTATTATTACTTCTGGGGAGTCTGCACGGTGGCAGTAGTATTCGGTCAACTCTATGTGGGTGCTGGATATCGCATCATGGCAGAGAGTGTAAATAATCTAACTTATAGTCTTGTGGAGGAACTTAGTGGGCCTACTCAATATTGATAAAACTAAACTGGTTGAACCAAGAGTGAAGACCACACCTGAGAATGTGCAGGAAGCAAATGAAGCATTGTTTCGTGCTAAAATGACTCTACCTGCTGCCGCAAAACATTGTGGTATGACCGAGAAGGAAATGAAACTAACCTTCTGGGAATTTTTGAAGTATCATCCTAAAGATTATGAAGTCCCTGAAAACACCCCTTAGATATCCTGGCGGCAAGTCCCGTGCTTGCACCAAGATGGACCAATACTTCCCCGATATGAGGGAGTATGATGAGTTCCGTGAACCATTCCTTGGTGGTGGTAGTGTTGCTATTCATATTACTAAGAAGTATCCAGACACAAAAATCTGGGTCAATGACTTATATGAACCTCTGGTCAACTTCTGGCAGCAACTCCAGATGTTTGGTCGTGAGATGAGAGATGAACTGCTGCAACTAAAATATCGCCACATTGAACCAACCAGTGCCAAAAACTTATTCCTTGACGCCAAGAAGTATCTTGCAAGACCTCTGGACGACTCTGAAAGTTTCCACCGTGCTGTTTCCTTCTATATTGTTAATAAGTGCTCTTTCTCAGGTCTTACTGAGTCCAGCTCCTTCTCTGCCCAAGCAAGTGAATCAAATTTCTCCATCAGAGGTATTGATAAACTGCCAGGTTATTCAGAAATAATCAAGAAATGGCGTATAACTAATTACTCCTATGATTACCTACTGGGTGCTGAAGGTAATGCTTTTGTATATCTTGATCCTCCTTATGACATTAAGGATAACCTCTATGGGCGTAAAGGGTCAATGCACAAAGGATTTGATCACGATAGGTTTGCTGCTGACTGCTCTGCTTGTAGTCTTGATCAGTTGATTAGTTATAACTCTGACCAACTTGTTAGAGACCGATTTACTGATCCTAAATGGAACGCTGCCGAGTTTGACCTTACCTACACAATGCGTTCTGTGGGTGAATATATGCGAGAGCAAAAGAAACGCAAAGAACTACTACTTTTTAATTATGGAATTGAAGGACTGGTTAAACTCGATCAATCAGACCAAGAAGAATCTGATTGATGAAGACCCTTCACTTGAGAAGGAATATCCTCCCTATATCATCAACCGTTGTTTCTCTGGACACCTTGATGCTGTAATGTTTGCGAATGAACTAAACCAGTATCATTTTCTCCCCAAAAAGTTGCAATATGATTTTTATCTAAATAGTCTGAGGAAAAAGAAGAGATTTTCTCCCTGGCTCCGACAAGATAAAATCAAAGACCTTGATTATGTCAAACGTTATTATGGTTATAGTAATGAGAAGGCAAAACAAGCTTTGAGGATTCTTACAGAAGAACAACTTACTTTTATTAAATCGAAATTTGATACTGGAGGAAAAAAATGAGTGTGGTTCAAGAACCCGAAGTGAAGTGGTCGCCCGAACAAATGGTTGAAGTGGTTCTCAATGAACCCGATGACTTTTTGAAAGTGCGTGAAACTCTGACCCGTATCGGAGTTGCTTCAAGAAAAGAAAAGAAGATTTACCAGTCCTGCCATATTCTCCACAAGCAAGGAAGGTATTATCTGGTTCACTTTAAGGAATTGTTTGCCCTTGACGGTAAGCACGCAAACCTGACGGTGAATGATGTCCAACGACGCAATCGTATCGCTCAGTTGCTTGCTGACTGGGGTCTAATTGGTATTGTTGATGTCACTAAGATTCAGGATATTGCTCCTCTGAATCAAATCAAGGTCCTTGCATATAAAGATAAGCAAGACTGGATTCTGGAAACCAAGTATAATATTGGGTCCAAGAAGAAACGAGTAGAAGAAACCGAATAATTTTGTAGGGGGTTCCACACCCCCTTTTTTATGCTTTCTTGTATAATTAGTAGTGGATGCCGTAAGGGTCCACACAACACAAACTCGCTTTTATAAGGAGCTACAATAATGAACAACCTCGCAAGGTATACTGCTGCGGATCTTCCTGCCCTGATGGATAGGATTACGAGAAACAGTATTGGAATGGACGAATACTTTGATCGTCTGTTTAATCTTCATGAAACGACAAAAAACTATCCACCTTATAACCTGATTCAAATAAATAATGTGGAATCTCATTTGGAAATTGCATTAGCAGGGTTTAAGAAAGGAGAGGTTAATGTATACACGGAGTATGGAAAACTTTTTGTCGAAGGACAAAAGGAAGACACAGAATCGGAGAGAACGTTTATCCACAAGGGATTGGCTAGCAGAAGTTTTCAACGAGCGTGGACTTTATCCGACGACACAGAAGTTAGGGACGTTGTATTCGAAGACGGACTTCTACGGATCATACTTGGGAAAATAGTCCCAGAGCATCATTCTCGTAAAGACTATCTTTAAATCAATACAATTGAGTAGAAATCAGTAGCAACAATTACAGACTTTTGTATCACTATGATACATAATGACTATATAATTTAGACCTATGGAGGAGACGATGCACTTTACCACCGCCGCCTTAGCATTTGGCACAGTAATGACTCTTTTCTTCGGGGGAACGATCGCCGCCGTTCTGCCCTGATACGTCCTGATAAATAAAACTGAATATCGTCGGCGCAGACGGGGAGGTGACTGGCACAATCCAGTTGACACCTCCCCTTTTTGTTGGTAGAATAATTGGAGAAAAATCTTGTAAATGTCGGTACAACTTGCGCTATTAAAATCTGGTGAGACAATCATTGCAGATGTTAAAGAACTTATTTCTGATGATAAGATTTGTGGGTACTTGTTTAAAAATCCCCATAAACTTAGTCTTACGGAATCTGTATATCTTACAGAACAAGCAGAAGATGATTCCATTGGAGTAACTTTTACTCCTTGGATTATGTTTACCAATGACACTGAGATTCCAGTTAGATCAGATTGGTTGGTTACTGTTGTGGAACCTGCTGGCGAAATTAAAAAAATGTATGAGGAAAAAGTAAATGGAACAAATAGTGAAGTGCCTTTTACTGAAGAATGACACAGTATTGATCACTGAAATTGTAGAAGTCGGTGCTGATATTGGAGAACCAGACTGCAAACTTACTAAACCTTTTCGGATGGTAAAGGCAACAAGTGATTCTTATGTATTGGAACCTTGGATTGATTTTTCTCCACAAACTGAATATATGATTAGTTCTGAGAGTATTATGACTCTTGCGGACCCAACACCTGATTTGCTTTCCAAATATTTTGAGATGATTGCCTGATGCGCTTTTATACAAACGTCCAAATGGTCGGGGATAACTTCCTAGTCCGTGGTTATGAGAATGGTCGCCA